GAGCTGATCAAGAACGAGATCGTCGACGCGCTATTGTCGATCCCGCTCGAGGTGCCTCCTGCAGGCTTGGGTACTTCGGCAGGCCAACGGGTCAATGGCGTCGGCTGGAACGCGGCCTCGGCGGCGCAGCGCAATGCGTGGACGGCAAACAATGTCGACCGTGTGTTGTTCGGTGCAACGATCTCCAACTACAGCGCGACATGGGCAACTGCAGCCGCCAACGTCGACAACACCACCGACAAATTGACTGCAGCCTCACTGCGGTTGATGAAGCGTCGGGCGATGGCGGCGGTACCGCGTATTCGTCCATACCTGGACAATGATGGGTATGATTACTGGATCTGCTTCGTGGATCCCAACCAGTTCCGCGACCTGTCCAACGATCAGACCGTCGTCAATGCCAATATGTATGCAAGACCGCGGGAGGGCCGTTTTAAAGAAAACCCGCTATTCGGCGATGGCGATATTCTCTTTGACGGGATCATCGTCCGCCAAGTGCCGGAATTGCTCACGCGCATCCCGGCAGTCTTCTCGACGGCGGGTACCGGCGCAACGGTGCAGATCAACATGGCGCACCTGTGCGGACAATCTGCGCTCGCCCAGTTCTACGGGCAATTGCCGCGCCCGACCCAACTCGAAGTTACCGACTATGGCTTCAACCGCGGCGTCGGCATCGAGATGGCCTACGGCATCAGCAAGGTTGCCAAGGATACCCCAGGCACCGGTATCGTGTTCAAGGACTGGGGCGTGTTCTCCGGGTTCTTTGCTTCGGTCAACGATACGTGATGCATAACTAAAATTGCGCTACTACTGAACCGGTGGGCGGTATCGGGCCTTAACCTTACCAACGTGGCTCGCTCCTCAGCAGCCCTCGACGCCGCCCATCGTTTTAAGGAGACGCCATGGTGAAAATTGTCTGGAAGGGTGAAGACACCGGGGATACGCCAGGTCCGAGTTTCAATATTTGGAATGGCATCAAGACGCCGAAAGGTGTCGCGGTCGAAATCACCGATCCGCACATGATCGCCAAGGCGCGCGTAAACAAATTCTATCAGGTCATCGAGGAGGCAAGTCAACATGAAGAAGCAAAAGTCGAAGAGCCGGCCAAAGTCGAAGAGCAAGCCGAGCAAGTCAAAGAAACGGATTACCGCAAAAGCGAAAAAACCAGCGGCTACTCGCCGGTCAAGAAAAAGAGCAGAAAAAGAACCAAGCCAGCAACAGTTGCAGGCGGAATTCCCGCGCCCGACGCATGACCAGGTGATTGTCCCGCATGACCACTAGAACCCGCCGCGATCTGGTCAACGCGGCACTGGCCAACCTTGGTATCCTGGCGGCTGGGCAACAACCCGATGCCGAGGACTTCGAGGCGGTGGACGATCATTTCGAGCCGCTGATCGCGTGGCTCGAGGCGGCACAGATCATCGATCTCGACAACACCATCGATGCGATCCCCGATGAATGGTTCAGCCCGCTGGCGGTGCTCTTAGCCGACGATGCAGCGCTGGAATTCGGCCTGCCTGGTGTGCCGGCGCCGCCGAATTCACCATCGCCCGTCGCGGTTGCGATCGATGCGCTACGATTGGCAACCTACGCGCGGCCGACGTACGAAGTCCAGCGCACCGATTACTTTTAAGGAGATACGTCATGGCAGACTACGGCGGATTGGGCGGTGGAAACTCTTTGCGCGATGCGCTCAACGCGCTTTATCCGATGACTGGCTTGGGCAACTACTCAACACAATTCCCTCCCCAAACAGGATCGCCGATGCCCTCAGGGCCGGTGCCTATGCCGCCACCGCGACCACAGATGCCGCCGCAACTCCCGCCGGGCGCTCTTGGGATGGCGGCGCCTGGAGTGGGCCCGCCTCCGGGCCTGCCACCGGGAGTGGGGATGGGTCCACCGCCAGGAGCACCTCCGGGCTATGGGCCCATCCCCGGTTCGCCGCAGATGGCGGGCGGACGCTTCAGCGGTGTGCGACCGGGCATAGGGCCTGATTTCGCGGCGCAGCTCGGGCTACGCCGGTAGTTCTGACATGCCAGAAGCCGCGATCCCATTCCCGCTCAATTCGGCTCCTGGCAAAAATACCCACGACAGTGCTGGCCGATTGATCAATTGCTACGCCGAGAACCTGATTGCCGGGGCGCGTGCGAACACGGTATGGCGGCGCGCGCCGGGGCTGACCTCATTCAAGCTTGCTACCGCTACAGGCTGGCGCGGTGGCATCGTAGTCGGCTCACTGCTCTATGCCGCATTCACCGGCTCGGGCGGTCGCGTGTCGAGCTTCACGTCGGGCGGCAGCGAGACGGTGCTGGGTACGCTCGGCGGCACCAAGAAAATATTCTGGGCAAGAAACAACAAGATCCCGCCGGATGTCGTGCTGGTCGACCCTGACAACGGTGCCTTCCAGGTAACGACGGCGCCTACCGTGATCAATTATCCCGACCTTGATGTTGGGACGCCAAATTCAGTCTGCTTTCTCGACGGCTACTTCTTCTTCACCCGCGGAGATGGCACCTGCATCGCCTCAGCCATCAATGACACTGCGGTCAATCCGCTCGATTTCGTCCGCGTGCATGGCAACCCCGGCGGCCTCTTGCGCGCTATCCCATTCGGCGAACTCTACCTGTTCGGATCGACCACCATTGAGCCGTGGCAAAACACCGCCAATCCGACAGCGTTTCCATTCACCCGCGTCAAGGTGATCCCGCGCGGGCTACTCAGTCGTTATGCGGTGACCGGCTGGGAGCCCGGTTTCGGCAAGGGTATTATTTTTGTCGGCGATGATCGCAAGGTCTACGCGCTCAACGGTTATACGCCGGTGCCGATATCGACGCCCGATGTCGATCGCGCGATCACTACGTTCATCGATGGCGGGGGACTGGCGGACGATATCGAGATGTTTCCCTATGTCGCCAGTGGGAACTCGTATGTCGTGCTGCGCATGCCGTCCTCGACATGGACATTGGATGTCAATTCGGTGCGTTGGCATGAGCGCACTTCCTATCTGCAGTTCACCTGGCGGGCCTTCAACTCGGTCTTTACGTTCGGCAAGTGGCTTGCCGGTGATGCATTGAGCGCCAACATCCTCGAGATCACCGAGGGGGTGCAGACCGAGCTCGGTCAGGATATTCCGTTTGATATCTATTCGGGTCCGGTGACGGCGTTTCCCAATCGTCTAAGGGTGTCGCAGGTGACAATCGACATCGCACGCGGCGTCGGGCGGGCGATCGGTCCCGATCCGATCCAGACCGATCCCAAGATCTACATTAGTTGGACCGACGATGGCGGGATGAATTGGTCGACGCCTATTCAGCGCAAACTGGGCCGGCAGGCGACGTCATTCTTTCCGGTGCGGGTCAACCGTGTCGGACAGACCAAGGATCAGGGGAGACGCTTTCGGATACAAGTGTTTGATCCGGTCGATGTCGAATTGACCGGCGGCAAGATGTCGGCCGAGGTCAGGAACTACTGATGGCCCTGCTGCCGCCGCCTGACATCAGCGTTGCCTATGTCAGCAAAGACAGCGGCGTGCCTAGCCGGGAATTCTATAACTGGATCAGATCGATTTACGAGATCGTCCGCGGTGCGGCGCCGGTTGGTGCCGCGTCTGCTCTTGCATCACCCACAGGCCGGTCAGGCTCGCGTGCCTTCGTGACCGACGCGACGGCAACGACGTTCGCCAGTATCGTTACCGGCGGCGGGTCTAATTATGTCCCGGTCTACTGCGACGGAGTAAACTGGAGGATCGGCTGAGTGTTCACCTTTACACCCGCGGTACCGGCAAATTTGCACAAGTTTCTGGCGGCGGTCCTGCAACCATGGATCGATCGCAAGGATCATTCGCGCTTCCGGCTCGATACGATCCGCTACGGATTGGTCAGTTTCGAACGCACGCCATGGCCGCTACAACCGCATGATGAGACGATGGTCGGCCCCGCGGGCGAACAGGATCTTGCGGCGCTGCAGGCGTTCTCGGCCGTCTTTTAACCATCAGAAATAGGAGGCTGTCACGGGCTTCTTCCAAGATTTATTTGGCACATCTGGCGATGCCAGTAAGGCCGCGCAGCAGAAAGTAGCAGGTCTACAGGCGGGTTACGGTCAAGCGACCGATCTCTACGGTCAGGGCCGTAATACGCTGACAGATTATTTTGGGCAGGCCCAAGGGGCAGCGCAACCGCTATACAATCTCGGCCTCGGGGGCGCTGGAGCTTATGCCGACATCACCGGGGCGGCCGGCCAGGCCGGACAGGATCGCGCCCGCGCGCTGTTCATGACCGATCCGGGATATCAGTTTGCCCGTGATCAGGCACTGCAGGCGACAGAACGGCAAAGCGGTACCGGCGGCGGACAATATTCTGGCAATGTGTTGAGTGCATTGGAAGACCGCGCCTCTGGGCTCGCGCAGCAGCAATATGGAAACTATGTTCAGCGGCTGGCACCGTTCCTCGGCTACTCGCTAGGCGCCGGTGGACAGCTAGAGGGCATCCAAACCGGATTGGGCACTGGTCTAGCCTCGAGCCTCAGCAATCAGG